TCCTAATTCTGCTTTTAAATTTAAAATTATATTACTTGATGGACCTACTTTTTTATCAGTAATTAATTTCTTTATTACTGCCTCATAATCATTAATCTTTGCTTTTATTTCCTCCATTGGTGGAAGTCCTAAAGCCTCTTCAGCAGTTAACTTTCTTCTGAATTTAGAAATGATTTGATCTATTGATTCGCCAAGTGATTTGCTTTTATCTTTAGAATCTTTTGCCTTTTCTCCAATTTGCCCAAAAAATGAAGTAGCAATGTTTGTTGATTTTTGTAACTCTAATCCAAGCTTAACTATTTCATTATCAACACCAGTAACTTCTTTTTGTGCATCAATAACTCTTTGAGTAAATATTTCAATAAATTTAGCAGCACCAATAGCACCTTGACCAATTGGAATTGGTTTTGCTTTTTCTTTTGCTAATACGGTTTGTGCTTGTTGTAGTTGAACTAATTTTTCATTTTTAGAAATAGTTAATTCAGCTATTTTATTTGTATATTTTTGAGCAACTGCTTGCTGAATTAATGCTTCAGTATATAATTTAGTTTGAGTAGTAATTTGTTGGGTACCAACATTATTTAATGTCAATAACTCGCCGTGCTTACCCATCAAATCATTAGCTTGCCTTAAAGCTTCATTTCTTTGAGATAAAGGAAGTGTAGCATTTTTAGCAACATCAACAAAAGATTGCAACTGAATACCAGTTGCCATTGCAGATTCTTTTGATTTATTTAATTCATCATTAAAATCTTTTGTTTTTTGCTTTGCTTCTCCTGATGTTTTTACCCATCTTGATAAACCAACACTTGCAAATGATATTGCAGCACTAAATAAACCAAATGCTAAACCAAGTCCAGCCGGTCCAGTTAGTGCGCCAGCTAAAGCTTTTAATGCACCACCAGTGCTACCAGTTTCTGCTTTTAATCTACCAAATGATTCTACTAAAGGATTGATGTTGTTTGAGATACCTATAAACCCATAAGGAGCATCTTGTGCTATTCTTGATAAATCTGTTAAAGCAAGGCTTGCTTTATTGGCACCACTCTGTACAGTAGAACCAAAGTTTTTTATGGCTTTATTTGCCTTATCTAACTCGCTTGTTAATTGTCTTGTATCAGCACCAACTATAACTTTTACTTCTTCTGCCATTACTTCACTTTGATATTATGCCGTTTAAAAATATCTTCAATTTGCTCTTTAGTTAATGGCGGTTGATTTGATTTAGGCTTATCTTCAATAGGCCAAAATCTTTCTATACTCCCAAGTGCTTTTGTGCCAGCCATTGATTCTGCGACACGATATGAACCAAATCTAATTGGCAACATATTTTCTTTGTATCTCTCTTGATAACCTTCACACGCTGCGTAGAACTCTATGGGCAATGATGTATAATACTCATAAGGAGTCCATCCTAATTTACCAAGAGCAAACTTTAGGTTATCATAAGCTTGCTCTTCTATGCTTTTTTTTCTTCTTCAACATTTTCAGTTTCAGTAGATTTTGTTAAGTTCTTCCAAGATTGTGTTTCCATAACACATCTTGAAATATTATCAGAAACTTCTTCCTTGTTTTCAAGTTCATCAACCCAATCACATACTTGTTCAAATGTGAAATCAAGCTCTTCTCTTTTTACATACGCATTAGCCTTCAATCCACCATAAACCATTGCATACAACAATCCTGATATTGTTTCAGCATCATTGTACTTTGCAATTGTTTCAATAGCTAATTGATTAAATTTTAATCCTCTTTCTTTTCCTCCAATGTTGATTTGTAGATAACTCATTTTTTTATTTTTAAATTATGGATAAACTCTTATTTCAAAAGAAACTTTAGTTAAATAATCACTTAATACAATATCAGTAGTATAAGCATCATATACATCAATTTTTAATGTAGTATCTGAGCTTCTATAAAAAAAATTATGAATTAAACCATCCCCGCCACTACCTACATTATTATCTTGCATAATAAATAGGGATGTTTTCTCTAAATAAAATGGAGCTGAAGTATCTTCTAAAGAATATTGTCCGGGATTTATTCTATTAAAAGCAATATCAAAACCATCGTTTTGTAAAATTACTAAAGTAGTCTCTTCGTTTATTGTATCCCAAGTAACTAATCCTACAAAAGTTCTATATCCTTTCAATTGACTTGCAGTAGTTTTTTTTGTTGTAATACTTTGGACTAAAGGTATTTCTTCATTTCCTGATATACTTGTAACACTTGGTAATGCACTAATCTTTATTCCCATATTATTCTATTTCTAAAATTAAATCCGATTCTGTTAAAATATCAATTGAATCTTCTGTAAGTATTGAATTGACATATCCAAATATAGTCAATGTTGGAGTTCCTTTAGGACTAAAAGTTCCATTAAAATTACCAACATCATCAAATGAATAAGAAGAAGATAAGTCGGAAAAAAATCCATTACCTTCTTCTATTTCATCACCTATTTGTGGACTTAATGGAGTAATCTTAAATCCAAACTTTGTAAATCCTCGTAATAATATTCTTAATTCAGTTCCTGAAATCTTACCACTATTTGGATCTTGAAGTAATATGCCATCAAAGCTGTACGATAAATCTGATACACCAGCAAATTTCTTATTGCCGCATACAGAGGAAGCATCTATTGCTGCTACTGAATCGTTCTTACTAATGCTTTTCAGACATACTACTGTACTATAACTTGTTCCACCAGTTGGATCAATCAATAATAGCATAGTTGATGGCTGAACTTTATGCTCTGCCATAATCTATGATTTATTAATCTTCAATTGTTAATGTTGGAGTTCCAATTGGTTGCAAAGTTCCACTAAATGTACCTATTGAATCAAAAGAATATGTACTTGATAATTCAGAAAGAAACCCAGTTCCAGTTTCAACTTCATCACCAATTGCTGGAGAAACTGGTGCAATTTTCCATCCAATAGTTGTTTTACTACGAAGCAAAACTCTTAAATCTGTTCCTGATACCTTACCACTTGTTGGATCTTGCAAATGTTGTCCTTCAAAAGTGTAAGACAAATCAAGAATACCCGGAGATTTGTCTGGTCCGCAAGCTGATGCTGCATCAATAACATTCACAGAATCACTTTTACCAACTGATGTTAAGCACACTACTGTATCATAAGCTGTGCCACCGGCTGGATCAATGAAAAGTAGCATTGTTCCGCCTTTTACTTTGTGTTCACTCATTTTTTTATTTTTTTAATTGTTAACTTCAAAAATATCTTGTTTAAAAACTAATATCCTACTTATATAAACTCTGCCATTCAAATTGCCCAAGTTTTGAGTTGAATCTGATTGCTTTGTCAAATTTAACATTTCTAATCCAAATTCTGACAAATCTAATACACTATTTGAATCAGGTTTAATAGCATTTAAAATTAAACCAACTTTTGTATTCAAATTTTTTGAATTATTATATTTATATTCCCAACTATGAACAGAAACTTGAATTGTTGCATTTGCATCAATACTGCTTTTAGTACTTGTTTCATTTGATGTAATATTTGACAAAACTACATATATTTTATCTCCAACATCATCAGGCTCTTCACCTTCATAAACTTTTATATTAAGTGCATCTATAACACTAAAATAAGCTTTTAATAAAGGTGAATTTATATCTTTCATAATTTAGTTACTTTTTTAATATCTTCCAATAATAATGGCAAGTTTTTATTAACAGATGGGTAAATAAATGGTCTTGCTTTAACACCATCTCGCAAAATCTTAAATACAATCAATTCTGCTGCCCTTATACTTCTGTCTTGCTCTTTTGCACCACTTCTTTGTCTCCTTTGTGTTTTAACGCTGTAGGTGGCTGTAATTCCTTTTCTTTGAACCCATTCCAATATAGCATTAAAAAACTCTGTTATTGAGCCTCCTGATGAACCTTTAAATGTAGCAGCATAAGCTTTCCAATCAGAAGGTAATGTTGATACATATTGGCTTGCAAATTTTCTTGTTCCAAACTCTACATAAGCAGCATATTTTGATGCAGCTACAACAGAAGCAAATCCTTTACCAAAATCAGGAGATATTGAGTTTTGAAGAAATCCGGTATCAGATGAATTAGCAGAAACAAGTTGTTTTGCATCACGAGCAGTTCTGTTTGCCCAGTCTTTCAAAGCAGCATTGATTTGTATCTCCTTGCGCTTTGAATAACTTGCAACTTTTCCTTGCAAAGCATCAATACCCTTTATTTCTATTTTTATCATTAAAAATAAATTACTGTTGCTGTTTCATCTGTTTCAAACTGAATACCAAAAGTTAAATCACCAGTTGTACTATTAAAATAAACTTGCTTACCAACTGGAATATCATTGTTTACTATGGTTTGTTGAATACCATCTTTAAAAATAGCAAATGCAGTTTTACCAATTGTTTGACCTAAATTAATGACTGATTCACCACCGATTCCAATGTAATTTGCTATTTGTATTGTATTGTTATCCACTGGTAATTCTCCGTTTATGTTTGCATCAATTTTAGAACATTTTAAGACTTCGTAGTTTCTTGAATATTCGTTGTTAATTGATATACTGTTAATAATATAATAAGAGCCTTCATATTCAATAGTGTCGTTAGATCTTGTAGGGCGATTTTTCTCGTATCGTAAGATGATTGTGGTATCATAATCCCATTTTTGTTGGTCGTATTGAGAATTAATATTCCCAGACCTTGTGTTAAACATATCAAGGTTAATCCAATTACTTGCTCTAACTTCTGCCCATTTATACCAATAATCAGCAATAACCGCCTCCAATCCTCCATACTCATTTTGAGTATTTGCCCATCTATTTATTTTAACCCTTCTGTTGAATTTATATAACACGACTTAATGGTTTTAATATCATTTCACTAATTGGACCAATATTACCTATGCTTGGAACATTCTTATCATAAATTCTGTCAACAGACATTGCTCTATTATCCCAAAGATAATAAATAGTGTTCAATACAGCCGTTTTAAGCCGTTTTGGAAGCACTTGATAGCCTGATAGATAAGTTATCTCAATTCCATCTTCCTTTGGAGTTTTAAGGCTCTTAAATAGGTTTGCTGACAATTTATAATCATCATCAAGTTCAAGTATATCGCCATCAGCATTTTTAACTTGAATAACCTCTATTGTTGGTCCATAAGGCAATTCTATATCACCATTTGAATTATTAACTATTGCAGTTATTTCATGTGGAACAAATCCAATATTTGTAAAATCTTCACACATTTCTCTTGCAGCAGTAATCAATTCAGTAAGAATAGCATCATCTGTGCTAATATCAATTTTGCAGAAATCTTTGGCTTCAGAAAGCGTTACTGGCTCAACAATTTCTCCATCATTAAACTGAACATCTAAAACGCAATTATATGATACCATTTTATTTATTTTAAAAAGCCCCACCCAACAAGGGGTAGGGCCTCCATTATCTACAATTCACACACTAAAAACAAATTAAGCTACATTACCAAGATCAACATAAATAGCTGAAGTAGGCAACATCAAGTTAACTTCTTCTTGACATTCAATACGAGCAGTAATCAAGTTCTTGGTGAAATTATCGCTGTCTTCCATTGAAAACTCAACAGTAATTGCTTCAGTTTCAACTCTTTCAAGATAATCTCTATCAATGATAAGAATCTTGTCATCAGCAGCCCAAGAAGCAGAAATGATAGGAGTTCCGTTGATAGTAATAGCACCATTTGGAGCAGAAACAACACCACCACTACCTTGATAGTAACCGTTAGTGTAAAGCAATTTGTTCAAACGAGCCATTTGACTTGGATTAACAATTGCATAAGAAGCATTGAAATTTGCATTAGCTTGGTTAGCCAACAAATCCATAATTGCTTTAATGTCAT